ATGGTGTAGGGCTTGGTCTGGTCGGCGATGGCCTGCAGGCTCTTCGCCAGGGTGCCTTTGACGCCGGCTTTGGCGATGGCAGTTTGCACATTGGTCAGCAGGACAGGGGTGTCCAGCGGGAAAGCGAGCGGGTCTGCATCTTCAGCCGTACATACCAGGCCGATGACTGCGGTTGCGATGGTGCGAATGGGGCGGGTGCCGTCGTTGAGTTCGAGAACCCGCACGCCGTGGAGATAGTCTGAACCGGCCATGGGTGGTTGCCTGCGCTGTGATGGAATGACAGTGCACAGGCTGCCGCGCGCGCGCCGGATGGGCGAGCGGCGGCACTTGTAGGGAAGGGGGTTACAGGTGGCAGATGTTCAGGCGGGATTGATCTTGTAGCGTTTGCCGCCACCGATGCGGACACCAGCCCAAAACAGCCAGGCCCGCCAGCGTGCAACTCCCTCGGCACGCAGGCCACGGTACAGCACCGCGTCGGCCTGTTTGCGGGTGAGCGGGCCGGAGGTGTAGAGCCAGTCGTGCACGGTGGCCGCGTAGTTGCCGTAACCGGCGAGCAGTGCGTAAAGCACGAACAGGAAGATGTTGTGCAAGAACTGGATGCTGGCGAAGTCGGTCCTGAAGCCAGCCGGGACGGTGATCAGGCCGTGATCATCATCCTGTAGCGACAGATCGGCCAGCAGGGTTCGGTCCCACTTGCCGTCCTGTTCGGTTTTGAGGGTGTTCAGGAACTTGCTCATGTCGGCCACCACGCGTCGTCGGTGAAGTTTTCAGGAATCTCCGGCAGATCCTTCAATGCGCGACTTGCGTAGATCAGCTCCGACTTCCGCAGCGCTGCGGCTCGCCCGAACTCCACAACGGTCTGTGCGTCCATGGGTACTAGGGTGTTTTCGGCGCAGATCCAGGCGAAGTCCTTGTCGGGGTTTGACCAGCGCAAGTCGCCGGGTTGAACGCCTGCCACCACTGCCATGAACGCCATTTGAGCAGCTCCTGCAATGTTTTCTCGGTCGGTCGTTTTCGACTGATAGAGCACTCCATCGAACGTTACGCCCGCGTCGATCCGGCGGTCACGCTCTGCATCGACCTGTTCACGGGTGGGTGGGATCGACTCGGGATCTGTAGCGGTAATCGCTCCAGCTCCATCGATACGCCAAATCGAATCAGGCTGTTGGAGAATGCGCGCCGATAACTCATCGCTGATCTCGACCGCACCTTTCGGAATGGCATGTACGCCCTGGAAAAGCATGTGTTGAAACAGCCCATCGCCGTTGAATACAGCATAAATTTTTGACATGTCAGCGCCCCAATGCGAACCAGAAGAAAGAGTATGAGCCGGTGGCTGTCCAGCTCAGGATCATTGAGGTGGGCGTCAATGACTGCACGTTTGCTGCGACCGAGCTAGGGTTCCCGCCAACAATAGAGTTCGGTAAGGCCCAAGCAATCAGGCACTCAACAGGGAAGGGTGTGGCGAACGGCACCGATGTCCCCGAGGTGAAAGTTCTGTTACCCCACTGCCAGACCAACCCTCCCATCCAACTGGGGAAGTAGATGTGACCATTGACCGCCAGCAAGACCCGGAAGCCGGCGCGTAACTTCTTCGGCGTAACAATCGTCGCGTCATCAAGGCCTTGATCAACCTGACTTTGACTGGCGAGTTTTGCCAACCCCGCCGCAGCCTCGGTGGCTTGAACGAGTAACTTCGTGAGGCGGCGCGCAAGCTTCAGCGGAGTGACGGTTCGAGCATCGGTTGTGCCCTCATCCATGTCCTCGTCTTTCGCGTTGGCCTGAACGCCGGATTTGCTTTCCGTCGCCTCAACCCAGCGTTTTTTGAAGAACTGGAAAACGTTCAGCATGGTTGCGGGCTTTGTATTTTCTGTCACCTCATCAGCTTCAGCTTCGGCTTTGCTGGCCGTCTCGATCAAATACCCCGCTAACGTAGTCGGTGCCGTGCCAGCCAGAACCCGACCGAACTTATCGACCGTTACGCTCCTGAACACGCCTGCAACTTCCTTTGCTGTGGCTGATAGCAGTTCGAAATTAAGTGCCGTGGTGCCAATGACGACAGGACTGTCGGTGGTCAATGTCCAAACTGTATCGGCGTAAGTGTCGCCGCGCTCAACGCCCACGGACAGCGCAGAGGTCACTTTTGCGTTGGTATCTGCGTCTGGCGATCTGAACCACTGGCCTGTCGCCGCGATGTATATCCCGTTTTGACTCGCGGTTTGCTGCTTTCTTACGAGCACGCGAGCGCCCGGTTCCAGGGCAACGCCATCAATGGTTTGCAGGCCTCCCAATGCGATGCTGTTCAGGGTCGCAACGACGACGGACTGTTTTAAGTCGAGCTTGCCAATTTCTTCTGAAACCTTTACGTCGACGTACTCTCGCGTTGCGAGTACCACGGACGGATCAATTTTCAGCTCGATGTTGCTCGTACTGCTCACGATCAGGTTGATCCTGATCACCTGGGTTCGCCCCGAACCTTGAGCGAGCAGCGGCTTATAGGTGGGGGCGCAGTTGGCAATCGCAACCAGGTCGCCTGCTGCGTCATAAAGACCAATCTCGCGTACCCACCAACCACCAACGCTCTCTGGGATGATCTGTTCGGCAATGATCACACTGGCATTGCTTGGGTCGACCTTCACCTGGTTCAACGGTGCACGTCGGCGCTCGTTGATCAGTTTGGTTTGTGTACGGCTGGGGATAGGGTCGGTGCCATTGGCATCCCCCACTGCCATCTGTGCAAATGTCCAGGGCACACCAAGGGCGTCTGCGTTCGCTTGTTTGGCTTCACCGACGGCGGTGAGGATCGCGAAGAACTGGCTGTTTTGGTCGGTCATGAGTAGATGTCCATCGTGTCGATATGGTGTTCGCGGCCACCGATGCGGTACAAGCCGCTGACGTCGATATCGCGCTGGGTCGGTGGGTAAACGCTGAGTTCGTCGCCTTCGTACACGCAGGCCCCGATGAACACGGTGCCGGTGCTTTCCAGGCTGATGGCCAGGCCGGTCAGTGGGCGGGTGAGCGGCTTGGCGTCATCAATCAGCCAGGTAAGCTCCTGGTACATTTCTTCGGTGATGCCGGTGTCCAGCACTCCGACCTTCAACGCAAAGGTGCCGGGCACGCCTTCCGGTACGGTCTGCCACCATTCCATCACCTCAATCAGGTAGCCCAGGGGCTCGACCACGCGGCGCAGGGCGCCGATGGTGCCTTTGTGTGCGTGGATGTAGCGGGAGGAGCGAATGGCCGCGCGCTTGGTGGCCTCGCTCCAATTGCTATCCCACCGGTCGACGGAGAAGGCCCAGGCCAGGTAGGGCAGCACTGTCACCGGGCAGGCGTTCGGGTTGCACAGATCCCGAAGGGGAATCGGCACACGCTGAATCTCCGCGAGCGCTTGTGCCGCCTGGCGCTCAAGCGCTGTGGAGTTGTTCGGTAGCAGCTGCTGGGCTCCCATTACTCAGCGCCCCTTGTGATGGTGACGTCGGTGCAGAAGGGCGCCTGTTCCCTGGTGGCGACGATATCGACCCAGTCTTCCAGCACGACCTTGCGTACACCTTCGACGAACAGCGCCGCGTGAAGGGCGGATTCCGAAACCTCCATAGCCAGGCGGCGACGTTGGTTCACGTAGGCCCGTAAGCTCTGTTCCGCCGCAGCAAGGATTGGCTCAGACTCGGGGCCACTGGTCAGCAAGTACAGCTTGGCTTTCACCTGGTACCGAATGATTTCTGCGGGCTTCACGGTCAGGCGGTCGGCCACGGGCCGGCGGTCATCATCGCTTAGGTACTTCTTGACGGCCTCGACCAGGTCGGCCGACGCGGTGCCGTCGCCGAGCAGAGCCTGCACGGTGACCACTGCCACAGCGGGTGACGGGCTTTCAGCGGTCGCATCGGCGACGCGGCCGTCAGCCCCACGGGCATGGAATATGTAGCTCTGGCGCGGGCCGGCGGTGCTCAGCCCTTCCCAAGCCATTTGCGCGCGTTCGCGCAAACTGTCGTCGCCCTCCATGATCCGCGCAACAGGCGGGACAGCCATGGGCT